AAGGGAGGTTGATGAGTTGCGCGCTCAGCAAGCAGAAGAAGCACAAGCAAGGGCGAGGGCACAAGCCGCCGCAGAAGGTACTCAATTTGGTGCAGAGAATCGCAAGTTTGCACAATCCTACCGTGATTTGCGCGAATCACTTGTAGCCGCTGGAGTACCCGAAGACCAAATAGATGAGCGTATGAACTTGTTCAACCAAACAGCCCGAAACCAACGACAAGGGTCAGTGAGAGTTGACCCACAGCCTACCTCCAATAACCCGACACAAGGTGGTAATGTTGGTAATGTGACAGTGGTGGATGCTGGCGGTAACAATCTTGGAAACGCCCAACAGATGACTACTCCACTCGCACTTCAACAGGGACCACCACTCGGTGGTGCAAATACTGAAATCAAGGCAATTGAAGACGCAGGTAATACTGAGGCTATGCAGAATGGTACTGACCACGAACGCCGTAGTACGGTCAAGGTCGTGAATCCTAACGAAGAGGAAGAGGGAGAAGAAAACGAGATGACAAATCCGGGCACGAATCCGGGTGCTGTGGGCGTAGTTGACTCAAACCTTCAGCGCATTCAAGAACGAGAAGCACTTGAACGACAACAACAAGGTGGTAATTGATGGCTGACATCAATGACCTCGTTCATGAGATGGACACGCAAATGTCAAAGAAGTCGTTCGCTTACTTCTTCACTGAGATTCTTGAATTTGAACTGTCGCATCATCACGAACAGTGGCTCAAGGGTTTGAATGAGAACCGCTACTACTGCGTCAAAGCATCTCGTGACCACGGTAAATCTGTGTTCTTCATGTCTTACGCTCTGTGGCTGGCGGCGTTCAATCCCAACACGCATGTCATGGTGTTCAGTCACAGCCTTGAGCAGACCTTGGAACACATGCGCTTCATCCGAAACAACATTGAGTCCGCTGACATACTCACAGGACTCAAGCCTCAAGGAAAGCCTTGGGCTAAGTCCTACTTTGAGTTCACCAACGGCAGTCGTATCATGGCTAAGTCGGTTGGTGGTGCTACTCGTGGTTTCCACCCTGATGTTGTTGTTTGCGATGACATCTTGTGGGGTACCACTTCCGGTGAACTGCAACGAGCGGCTGACTGGTTCTACACCGTTCTTCTTCCTGTTCTTCACCACACTGGCCGTCTGATGATGGTCGGTACGCCGTTTTCGTACAACGACTTGTACGCTGAACTGGAGGACAAAGACACCTTCACTGTAGAGACTTACCCTGCTATCAACACCAAAGGAGAAGCACTTTGGCCTCAGCGATGGAACCTTGCGGCTCTTAAACAGCGTGAAGAATCCATGCCTGCTATCAAGTTCGCTCGTGAATACCTCTGCGAACCTATTCACGACATGTCTAGTATGTTCCCCATGAGTCTGCTTGAAAAGGCCCGTGACCCCAGTATCCGACTCATGGACAAAGCCGAGTACGAGTATGACGACAAAGGAGAGTCTACGGGTATTTTCGGACAGCACTTCATTGGCTACGACCCTGCTATCTCCTCGGACAAAAACGCTGACTACACGGCCATGACGGTCATGCGTATGTTGCCCGGTGAAGATGTGAAGCAGTTGATTCACAGTGTTCACGAAAAGGGATTGTCGTCTATGGCGCAGAAGCGTATGATGGTTGCTCTCAACAGCAAGTTCCAACCCGACCTCATTGAATTGGAAGGTAACAACTTCCAGCGTATGCTTGAAGCCGAGATGCGAGAGATGGCGGCAGACATGCCTATCAAAATCTTCATGACGACAAGGGCCAAGAAAGAGTCCATGTTCATGAGTCTGCTTCTTGCATTTGAGCAAGGGCACATCAAGACACCTTGGGGCGACGAGAGAAGTAAAGAGTTCACAAGGACGCTTGAGACCGAACTTAGTCGGTTCGGTATGCAGAAGAACGGTAGACTGGAATCGGTCGGCAGTCACGATGACTTGGCTGTCAGCGTAGCGTTAGCGAACTGGGCGACGAAGGAGTTTAGGGGCACAATTGTTCTGCTGGATGACTACCTTGAAGGCGTGGACGATTGGTTTGGCGATGTACCTCAACGAAATGTCGCAGGAGCATCTTGGTACACAGCATGATTTATGTGATACCAAAAGTTGGGTGATACCATGTGGCCGAGTTTGAGTGTAGGAAACGCCGTTCATTCGGTGGACATGGGACATGAGATTCTCAACACCATCGCCAGCAACCTTCTCGGTCACCCAATGGTGGACGAAACCATCGCCAAGTCCATCGCATCACAGTCTGTACTGGTTAGCGAAGACAGCGTGCCCGTTCCACAGTATGCTCCTTTTAGTCCAACCGGAGAAGGTTGGTTTGAGGATAAATTGGGCAAGAGTGCTAATGCCGTAATTCGCAATTTGCGAAAAGCGCGTCGTGTTTTCAAAGAAGACAAGGGTGAAATTGACAGCATCATCGCCAGCGTCCGAGCGTTGAAAAGTTTGGAAGTAGAGGCGACACTGGCCAAGTTGAACTGGGCCGACGGCCACCAAGACACCATGCGAAAAATGGGACTGACCAACAAAGACCTACGAGCCTTGCGATTGTTCGGCGATACGAGAAAGGCGAGCCTCCTCAGAGCCTGCCACCTTTGGGACAGTGCCGAAGGCTCGTTGGCTAAGTTGGATGAGTTTGATGATGTGTGGGGAGAGGAAGAAAAGAACGCTTGGGTTGGAGCCATGACACAGAAACAGGATGCGAGGAAGGTTTGGAGAAATGCTCTTCACCAGTTTGATAATCTGTCCAAAGAACAACAGAAGTGGATGAACCTTGCCAAAGAAGAACTGAAAGAAAAAGGAGCGATGAAAGGAAGGACGATAGCGCAGAACCTTATAGAAAAAGGGGTGCCACGGCTTAATTCTACACGCTTGTCAAGGTTGCTGAACATGTACGGTGAGGAAATCAACATTATCAAGTCGCATCGCAAAGGCGAGTACATGTGCATAGACCGCTCAGGTCTGATTCTTAAAGACGCTTGGGCGTACGCCGCAGGCTTCCTTGACGCTGACGGCTACATCACCATCACCGAACGAGGGGAGCCAAGAGCAGGGTTCATCGCCACGGGTGACCGAGGTCGTATGCACTGCGAAGAGTTGCACAAGCACATCGGTGCTGGCGTTTTACAACTTGACCAAAAAGTGTACTCGGACAATCAACGGAGCCAACACCGTGTCAGTTTTTACGCCAAGGATGATTTGAATAAACTCCTTGATAACTTAACACCCCATCTCAGGATGAAAGACATGCAGGCAAAGGCTGTCTTGGCGTATATTGGTGAGAAAGACCCCGTGCGAAAAACGCAGTTGAAGCGGTTTGTGCAGTTCTCTAACAGAGATGGAACCGTTAAAGGCAAGGACTCTTTGCGAGAATGGGGAGTAGACCGTGAAACTGTCATGAGTTGGGCGGAGGGATTGTGATGGCAGAGAAAGGAAGAGTTGGCAGACTGTTGGAATCTATCGGTAATCCGTTTCGTAGAAGAAGCACTCCTGAGCCACAAATGCCTTTGTGGACGACGGGTATTCAAGAACCTGTTCTCGTGCAAGGCATCACCATCCCTGCCTTGTACGCCGTTGCTAATGAGAACCTTATTTTGAGAACGGTTCTCAGCACACTTCAACAAGAGATTTTTCGCCGAGGCTACTATTGGGACAAGAAGTTTCACAAGAAGTGCGTTGATTGTGACAAGGAATACCAACACGATGTAGAAGAGTGCAAAGAGTGCGGAAGTATGGATTTGATTGAACCCGACCCCAACCAACTGGTCTACCCACGATGGCTTCTTGAACAACGCAATTCCATGGAGCAGACTTTCATGGATGTCATGAGAGAAATTGAGTACGACCTTAACATCACCGATGATGCGTTCCTTATTCTCATCAAAGAATACTTCATTGACCCCGAAACCAATGAGATGGCGTTTTACCGTATCAAAGAAATCGTTCGCGGCGACCCCATTTTCATGCGTATTATTGCCGACAAGCGTGGTGTACGAGGCGGTCGCTTCCGAGTTTGCCCAATTCATCGCAACGAAGTCAAGTCCTACTCCGAGGACGACAAGAACTGCCCGACATGTGGCACAGAGATGGAAGATGTTCACCATGTCAATACCGCAGGAAGCGGCAAAACACAGCATTACCTTAAGGGTGAAGTCATTCATGTAAGCAAGTATCAGCCTTCCAAGTTGTACGGAAGGTCGCCTGTGTCCACGCTATGGCGACAGGCCATGACTTTGACGGCTATGGACAACTACATGTACACTGCCTATTCAAAGCGTAGGATTCCACGAGGTATCCTCAGTATCAACACCGACAACCTTGAATCAATGAAGTCGTTTTGGAAAGCCACCGATGAAAAATTGGAGCGAGACCCCCATTACATTCCAAAAATTGCTACAGAAGGTAGCGGCAAAGGTGGTGTCAACTGGGTCAAACTCATGGACAGTCTTGAAGAAATGCAGTACATACCTGCTCGTGATGAAATGCGACAGCGCATTGCGGCGTTCTACGGTGTTTCCAATGTGTTCATGATGGACACTGGTAAATCCGGCGGCTTGAACAACGAAGGTATGCAAATCCTTGTGACGAACCGCGCTGTAGAGTTTGGGCACAAGGTGTACACCGAGCACCTCTTCCCTCGTATGGTAGAGCAAATGGATGTCACTGATTGGAAACTCACGCTTTATCCGAACGAAGAAGAGGACGAAGTCACTCGTCTACGCAGAGATGAGATGGAAGTCAACATTGCTCAGCGTATGATGATGCTGGGCTACAAGCCTGAACTCAAAGAGGATGCTAACCGAGACATACGCTTCATCTACAAACAACCTGACCCTGCCGAGCAACCACAACAGGGTGCACCACCCGGCGGCATGCCTCCCGGCGGCGTACCCATGGGCGGTATGCGAATGGGTGGTGGTATGGGAACACCCGGAGCACTACCAAGTCGTAACATCCCTCCACAACTGGCGGCGCAGATGGGACGACAGGCACAAGTTCCGGGCATGGCCAACCCCGGCGGCGAAGGTATGGGGTTGAGAAACCGAGGCCCTGCGAGCCCGCAGAACAGAACCAGTATGGGTTCCGGTAGCCCGATGTCCAGCGTCCAACAAAGAGGGGCTACGCCCGGTGGCGTAGAGCAGGCCAGTCAAGGCATCCTCAATGCGAGGAATCCGAGAGGGGCTTAGGAAACTTAAAGTCAAGTGGTGTATTGGACATGGGCATGGACTTGGTGAAACTTGACCCTATGGCACGAAAAATGCGCTCTCATGTAGATGCGTTCTATGACGCTCTATCAAAGCAAGACGGCATCACTGCGAGAACTCACATTCATGAGATTCTCAAGTACGCTGATTACATCAACAAGGACATAGAGACCACGGTCATGAAGAGCGAAATGACATCAAGTGCTGGTATCAACGACATCTACGCAGGCGGTGTTCCTGTCCAAAAGGTGAATGAAGTACAATCCGTGCATACCACTACCTCCAACATTCTTCCCGGCACCATCCGAACCAACCGATTCGGAACTCTTAACCGCAGACTGAACAACCGAACTCTGTGAGGTGAGACTGTGGCAGAAGAGAGAGAAAATGTTGCAGAGCGCCTGATGAGTGCGTTGATTACAAAAATGGAATCCATGGATGCAGGCCTTCGTGACTTGCAAGCCGAAAACCGTCAACTCAAGAAAATGATGAGTGACCCTTCGTTGATGTTGAGGAAAGCAGGCTTCGTGCAGGCTCGTACTCAGCGACCGGAGGATGTTCTCGTTGATGGTTTCCGAGGTGAAATTTCCGACACTATGGTCCTTAAAGCACAGGACGGTAGTGATTTGAATATGCCACAGACCAACGCTGACTTCCACAACATGGAGTGGTCAGAGATTCACGCCTTGGCCGAACAATCCAAGGATGCAGGTTCTTTAGGCAACCAAATGGGTATGGAGTGAATACGATGAGACCAAGATTTGTACAAGCGAGCGACAAAGCATACGAACTTCTCAAAGCCGCCAAGGCTCTTGAAGCCCGCATTGCTAAGAAAGAAGGTAGCATGCCTGACTACTCCGGTCAAGAAGAAGGCTCTGATGTGGGTCATGCTCGCTTTGAAATTCAACCTTCGGGAATTCCCAATGCTTTCTACAACACCAACAACGCTGTTCCTAAGGTTGAAGATGTCGCTAACAAAGGTGCCATTTCCGAAAACAGCGATGTGTTGACGCGGACCTCCCCTTACTACCCGACGGCTTTCAGTACGACAGGCGCTCTTGAAAACTTCACAGGCGGCGACGGGCCAAAAATGAGTGATTTAAAGAAGTCCGTTGACCGAATCTCCAGCCGTATTCTTTGAACGGCTGGTGATGCGAATGCGAGAAGGCCCACTGGACACCCTTGATAGGAACCGACAAGTCTTCTACAAGTCGCTGATTGACGGCATTGGTAAGTTTGACGCTGGTGCTGACTTTTATTTTTCTGCTATCAGTGCAGAACGCAGAGGCTACATCCTCAGTAACGAAGACGAAGCCCTGTTGAAAATGTTCAACTCCGTCATCAAAAAGGCGGACGAACAACAAATGAGCGGGCCTTCGGGGGCATACGACCTCAACACCGAGGGTGAGGGTATGGAGTCCTCCGGTGGTATGCAACAAAGTCAGATGTCGTATTACATGGGGCACGGCGCGGGAATGAACCTTGCCGACAATCCCAGTTACGACAAGAGTCGCATTGTTCCGCCTGACCCCGGACAAGGACTTGCTGGACGACCGTGGCAGATGGTGGACGGCGATGTGAACGACCCGTACCGCACGCACAACTACCTCGGCTCCGACATGAACCCCCTTCACGGAGAGTATCACGACATTGTGGGTGATTTTTATGTGCACCCTGACGACCCGTATGCAGAGTCAGAAAGTCAGAAAGCGCACCATAGAGAAGGTAGATGGGAGCAGTGGGTGAAAGACAACGAAGACCACGGCTTTTTGCACAACAAGTTTCACTATGGTTCACTTGACACCGTACACGATACCAATCACGCGTTTTACGAACATGACTATTTGGAATGGACACAGCGCAATCAGCAGTCCATAGACAGATTGACCGCTTCGTTAGAAGAGCAAGGGATGAACGAAGACCAAGTAGCGCACGAATTGAGGAAGCATCACATCAACGAAAAGAAAGCCGAATGGAAGGAGAACCTTGGTTTCATGGACTACTTTTTCGGCATGGAATGGCTTACGCCCGAACAACGCAACGCCGCTTACGACCATATGAAAAAGAACGGAGCAAATCCTGAACAAGCGTTTCGTACCAACACGCACAACGGTAACCCCAACTGGATGCCACGGTTCATCAGGAACTTTCATCAGCGATTTTCAGGACTCTACAACCACTGGGTCCGAGACCCCGGACGACCGGGTGAAGGGTTAATGATTCGTCCCAAGGCACTGCCGAGTTCGGCCATTGAAGTCAACCCGTCTCAAAACTATGAAGCGATGAGAGAAACACAAACGCCGGGTAAGCCGAATGCGTACGACCGTGCCATCGCTCATCACAACAAAATGGAGGCGGACCGGTACATTGTTGAAGGTCTCGGTCCGCACGAGCCCATCAGCAACGCAGAAGTGCCTGTTATGCAGAAGGTCAAAGACGAGTTTGGAAGAGAAAGTCTGCAAGTTGTGGGGTACAGAAAACTTCAAGGCACGGACAAATCGGGTAGAAAGGAAGAATACTACCCCGGCTACCAAACCATGCGAATGCTTCTCGGTGTAGACGAAAATCATCAATTGTACCCTGCTGGCGAACATCCTACTTATGGTGAGTTGTGGGACGGCGGAGAGTTCACACAAGAAGAGGTTGACGAGATTTTTGAAAAGCGAGCGATTGATGCGAAGCAGTTGGCCGGTGTCGGTAGAATGGCGCGTAACCATGCTCCGATGCACTACGGCTTCGCTATGGATAACGAAGCGTACGATTACATGGACCCTGAGCAGGGTCATGAAACGCTCTCTACTTATTGGCAGTTGCCGTTCAAAGGCAAAGGTGGTCTTGCCAAGCACCCGAACGAACTGTTTGACAAAATCCACCATCACACGCTGTCGTACAAAGGGACAGAACAGCCAAAAGAAAAGAGATTGGACCCAAGCGGTTTCTACGGTGAAGGCTTTTTGCCCGAAGAAGAACAAGAAGAAGCACAGGTTGAGTACGAACCTGAGACCGAAGGTGTCAGGGAACACAGCCTTTTGTTTTCACGAATCAAGGCTGGTATTGAGGGTCGGCATGGGTATAGCCCAAAAGGAGAAGTTATAGATTACGGAATGATGCCGTTTATTGCGCCGTTTGGTCAAAAAGAAAATCAAATGTTTGAAATGCGTCAAGGTAAAAATCTCATCCGTACAAATGTGAAGGGCCACATGGAAGATTCGGCCACCAACATGAACCCTCACAACATTGTCATGTCGTCCAGTATCGCAGGTACGGGCGGCTACAACGCTCAGTTCGCACGACACGGTGCGACGGTTGATTCTGCGTACAACAATCAAGTTCTTTCGGACTATCACCAAGGTCGCCGTACAGGTGATGCTGGGGCGGCTGGTGTCAGCCACAAAAAAATGATGGGTAGAGGCGGAGCGTTGATGGTCACTCATCCATTCAGTGCAAAAGGCGGGTCGTTCAGTGACGAAAGAATGATGTCGCACGGAGCGCACAGTTATGCACTTCTCGGTACCATGCTCGGTGCCGCCAACACTCCGATGAATCCGCATCAGGATGTTCTGCACATCACGGACCGACGGATTCAGCCAACTTTGCGAAACCACGAAGAGGACTTTATGTCACTCCGCCGACATCCTGATGAATTAGCGGTGGGTGATTTGGAAGCGGAAATAGAAGCACTTGAGGAGCGATATTCTTCGGACAAGGCCAAAGCCGTCACCGATGAACAGCACGATATGTTGGACAAGGAATACGAACGCACCATGGAGCGATTGAAAGAAGAACATAAACAAAGAATCCACATACCTACCATGCAGGACTTTGGTTACCGTACAATCATGGGTCCGCAAGGGTTGGTTGACCCGATTTTATCAAGACAACCACCGTCACCTGCGACCGACGAGTATGAAAACGCGATTGCGGAACTGTCGTTGCTTCAAAGTCAACTGAATGCTGGTGGCTTAGATGCGGAGGAAGAACAGGCTTTGCTCAGTCAAATCAGAGAAAAAAATCAACGGTTGGACGACTTGGAGGCTCAGTTGGAAGCGGCGAGTGAAAAGCGTGGTCAAAGGTTTTCTCCTGACGGGCACGACAGTATTCTACAAGACAAGTTGGTGGCCGACACCAACGCCATGACCAGTGCAGGCGTGCACCTCAAAAATCTACTCCAGTCCGACCCTGAACTCTTCAACCACATTTTCAATCCCAACTTAGACCACGAGACGGTGGAAGCAAACATGCGAATGTTCGCTATGATGGCCAACGACTATCTCAACACGGTGCCGCACGACCAGCACGGTATTCACACACGAGGTCATAACCGAGTCACCAAAGAGGGACTGGCCGGACAACTTGACATTGGCTCGCAGGTCAAGCAGGCGTTTCAAGGTCACGAGACGATGATGAACGCTGGTAGTTTGGCAGATGTCGGTTCCTTGATGCAACAATTGGGACTTGACCCTGACAACGAGCATCACTTTGCTACCGTTATGGATTATGTTCAGAACACCTTCCTTCCAAATTACCAGCAAGACCCCTCGTATTCAGCACCCGCTATGACCATGCGCCAATACATCCAACAATTGCAACCTGACCTTGATATTGAGAAGGAACACGAGTCGTTGAAAAAAGACAAGCGGTCTCGCAACACAGAGTTCTTGAAATTGGTCAACCGAATCTACAACACGGTGGGGCACCGTGCAGAAGAGCGCAACTCACAACTCGGCCTTCATCACCACTTGGCGTTTAACAGCGACCCTCGTCGTCAGCGCAAACAGAACAGACAGGGTGAAACCATCCACGAGACCAAACCTTCTGCGGGCGGTTCCAACATGCAGAAGAACGAAAACGACTACTGGAATGTTATGCAGAAGTTGGACAGCATTCTGACCAACGACCCCAGTGTACCTATGCCTGAAAGCGTCACCGAGACTTCTGACGAAATGACCGGTGTGCCCGTTGACCAGTTCGGACCCAACGCTCATTCTGTTCACAGCGTGTACAATTCTACAGGTTTGCGTCACGAGTTTGGCGATGAGTTTCGCCCCAACTTCAAGTACCGCATCTCAAGAAACGGGAATGTCAGTATCACGCCTGTACCCGAAGGGCACGCACAGCGTTTGATTCAACCACTCGGTAAGTTTTGGGACAGAGTTGCGCCTCCCGAATGGATGGAGATGCTGAGGCACCCTGACCACCAAGTTCATCGTGATGGACTCAACAGATTGGACCGTATGGGAGCGCAGTTCAAGCCGGACGAACGAGGCCTCACTCGTCACGGTGACAAGCATTCCACTACCAAGGCTGAAATTGGATTGGCCGACTTGACCAACCCTGACATTATTCGTAAGGATTTAGGCAAGAAGGTACCTATCCTCCAACCTATGCACCGTATTTTTGAACTGGACGACCTTGAAGACCTGCGAGGATTCACAGGTGACTGGATTGTTTCCCACATGCCCGAAGGTGAGCGGGGCTTTGTCAAGAAAGAGGATGACGAAGTGTCGTCCAAGTCGTTCAGCCTCAGCGACGAAGACAAAGAGAACTTCAAGAAAGTCACAGACGAGGACTTCCATGCCGATGTCATCAAGACCGAAGAAGGCTACTACATCTTTGATGTGATTGAGTTTGCTGAAAAAGCCGTTCACGATGTACCACTCAACGACCGTATCAAAATTGTCCGAGGCGGACTGGAAGGTATTGAGAATATCCATGTTCCCAGCGCCAGCGATACGAGACTAACCGATGACGAGGGACTCAAAGTCACGGTAAAAAGTTTGATGGAAACACACGAGGCGCTTTTGCTTAGGGATGCTAAGTCAGTCTACATGGTCGGCGAATTACGCCATCCAAAGTGGGTCATGCTCAAGCCCGGTAGCGATGTCGTCTTGCGAGTGTTGGAACGCCGAGGCTCTAACCCCTACACCTACCGACTCGGCACTGGACCAATTACAAAAGACGAAGAGATTGGTGACAGGGCTGTAGAATCCGAAGGCGAAATGTACATGGATGTCGGTGTGGCGTTCAACAGTCCTGAGAAATTTAACGAGGGTGACCATGTTAGGGTCAATGTTGCCAATGTCGGCAAGGTGGAAACAACCGGTGGTGACAATGTGTACACACTGACAGGTTCCAAAATTATCGGTGAAGCCGAAGGCGAAGGACTGGTTAGCAGGGAAACTCTCGGTATGTTGGCCAAGTCCGAAAGCGACCAGTGGCTGTGCGAAATCAGCAGAGCCAAGTCAGGCGTTCGTATTACCATGCCCCAAGGTGATGTCCTCTACAAGTGTACACAGCGAGGCGATATGTGGACGGTGCATTCTCCATTGGCCAGCAACGATTATCTGATTCGTCTTGCTGAAAGTCAGCGACCGTACTGGAGTCCAGTAGCAGGTGCGCTGTTGAAGGCTGGACTTGAGATAGCAGAGAAAGAAGAAATTCACGAATCCGAAGGTGAGGCCGAACCGCTCATTGAACCTCACAAGGAAGAAGATACGAACTGGTGGGAAGAGAAACAGAAGAAGAAGGTCTTGGTCAAAGGCTTGATGCTCATTGACAAATTTTTGAAGAGTGGAGCAGGAGCCGTTGGCCAATCAAGCACTGGTACAATGGGCTTAGGGATGGATTACGCTACTCCGATTGAATCTCCATCGGGTCCGACCAATCTCAACGATGAGAAAACTATGCCCGACTACGACAATCGCAAGCGGCCCGGAGAAGATTTCACCATTGAGCCGAAATCAGAGGAAGAAGAAGACGAAAAACGCATGACTGTGCCCACAGAGGAAGGCGTATTGGAGGTCTCATCTGATAAGGCTGTGTTCCGTACTTGATTATATACAAAGAGCGTTGTCTCTTGGTCAATGGCTTCTGCTCTGACTCTGCGAACCTCCCCTGTCCAGCACAGCGGGAGCATCAGTATTGTCAAGGCGGACAATGACCTCGTTATTGCCGGGTACGCCTCGGTTGAGATGGTTGACAAGCAAGGCGACCTTATCACAAGGGGCGCACTCAAAAACGCCTTTGATGGCTTTATGAAAGCAGATGGCTACCGAAATGTGCAACTCGCACACTCTAACATTCAAGTCGGGGAAGTTATCCCCTCTTACACAGACTCTGACGGTCGTGTTTGGAAGTCCGGCGTTGACGACGCTGGTATGTTTGTCGTCATTCAGTTAAGAGACGACATTGAGAAGGCACGAGAAGTTGCCAATGAAATTCGCAAGGGGGCCCTTCGTGGGTTCAGTATTGGAGGGCAAGCATTCAAGCGCATGCGTAAGAGTGACCAGCAACACGGTGATTACACCGAAATCTCCAAACTGGAACTGCACGAGGTAACCATTTGTGAAAAAGGTATAAACCCGGAGGCGACATTCCGTATATTGAAGGAGGACACAACTATGAGTGATGAAAATGTATTGGGCGATTTGTCCAGTGTTTTGGACAGATTGAACGGACGACTTGATGCTATGGAAAAGGGCGAAAACCCTTTTGCTCACATGAAGGACAAGAAAGAAGAAGACAAAAAACCTGAAAAGGAAGAAAAAGACGAGGCGGAAGAAATCGCTGACGAAGGCAAGAAAGAAGGCATGTACGCCAAGGGCGAATACAGTGATGTTATCACTACTGACTACCTGAACTGGATGGAAAACACCTTGAAATCTCAAGGCGTTGACATCAGCGGTGCTCGCAACCACTTTGACAGCGTTTCCAAAGCCAACCTTGGCTCCACTCCTGAGCAAATCGGAGACGGTGCTGACTACTTCGCTGGTCAAGTCAAGGGCCGCGCCCAAGAGGGCGGCTCTCCTTCCACCAACGCAATCGGCAAAATCAACTCCGGCGGTAGCGGCGCAGTCGCTAAGGGATACCTCGCTCCATCTGATGTGAGTGCCGCTGACCTTGAGGCCGCTTACGAGGTCTACAAGGCCGCTTCACTTGAGGAGCAATTCAAGGGCAACCTTGGCTCTGTCTTCGCTGACAGACTCGCCAAGGAAATGCGAGCCGATGCTGACGCACGAGCCGCACATTCCTTTGATGCACGCACCCCTCTCGCAAACATTGAGAAGGCTCTGTCCGACCTGAGCACACGAATTGACAACATCGGTTCGTCCTCCACCGGCACGGAACTTCGCAAATCAACCTCCACCGTTGAAATCCCATCAACGGCAGAACTTGGAAACATGGATTGGTCAGATGTCCACAGACTTGCTGGCAGTGTTTTCCACCAACAATGAAAGGAGTGATGAAGAATGGCAAGAAATTACATGAGAACAATCAACGACATGGAACGATACTACTATGGTGCAGGCTCAAGCATGGGCTACTCCTACAGTGGTAGTGAACTTTTGAAAGCAGACGCACCTTTGTTGTCTACGACGGCTGGTACCTACCAAGCCATCTACGGTCGCAAAGTGTGGTCCCAGTTGAACCAAGAGTTCAACGCTTTCTCCATCCTCCCCAAGAAGCCTTGGGACCGAAGTGGATGGCGTGTCGTCACCGCTAAGCCTTCCAAGACGGTCGGCGGCGGTATCGCAGAAAACGGTACTCTACCTGACACCACCAAGCCAACATTCCAAAATGTGGCCGCAAAGCCAAAGACCGTTGCTCACTCTTTTGACATGAGCGAAACAGCCATCTTCCTTAACGACAAGGACGATGGACTTGGCGACATCCGCTCTGTCCTCAAGGAAGAGATGGGTAAGCACCACGCAGAGCACATCAATGACATGTTGACCACGGATGTCACCACGGTTGCAGGAAACGACATTGAGTCGCTTGACCGAATCACCACTGGAAACAACAGCATGACTTCCGGTACGCACTACGACACCAACGACGAAGACATGTACAGCATTGACCGCAGTGCCAACACTTGGTCGTTTGCTGAGGATTCGGCTGACAGTTCATCTGCCAACCGTACTCTTTCGCTTGACCACTTGGATGAAACCTTCCGCCTCATTTGGCAGAGAGGAGGCAACCCCAAGGTTATGCTCACTGGATACGACACTTTGATGCGAATCCAGCAACTCCTCCAAGCACAACAGCGCTTTATGGAAGAGAAGCGAGTCGTCCCCACCTTCAACGGTGTCAAGGGTGTTCCCGGTGTTGAAGCCGGATTCATCGTGGCTACCTACAACGGTGTTCCAATCATCCCTACCAAGGAGATGGCTGGCGACGGTATCAGCCGTATCTACATGTTGGACACGGACTATGTGTACTTCTCCACCGCAAAGCCTACGCAGTACTTTGAGAGCGGAATTGAAACTGGCGACCCATTCGCCATCAACCGCCTCGGTCAAGAAGGCCTTTACCGAACCATGGGTGAGGTGTGGACTACTTTCTTCGGAGGTCAAGGTTCAATCCGCGACCTTCAATGAGGTTTCATGGAGAAAAAAATACAGGAGATGATGAATTATGACGACACGAACGGCAGAACACAAACAATTGACGATTTCTTACGATGACGGCGATTTTACCAACGGTACGGTTTCGGTCCTTTTGGACCTTGACCTGCGAACGGGTACCCCAGTTGACGAGACTGCGTGGTTGAACGGCAACTCCGGCGGCGCTACTGGCTTGACCACTACATACCCCGGTTCACTGCAAGGTTTCACTGCGAACAACGCCGACGGCGGTGCCGCAGGTAGCATGCGCTTGGTGACCATCGCATTCACCTTGGCGAGTGCGGCTGAGGAAACCATGACCATCAGCGCAGGCGCTTCCAAAATCATTGGCATTCTTGGACAGAACTTGGCTGTGGCTGACAAAACGCTTTCCGCTACCTTCACCAACACTGGAACCGCTCCGGCGACCAAGACTGGTGGTTCGCTACCCGCAATCGTCCTTCACGGCGAAGCGGCTGGNGCAGGAACGGTCACTGTAGTCTTGCTGAACTGAGGTGAGTAGGCTTGCCTACAATCACCTACATCGGGTCTGCGGTCTACCGCAAGCGACCTGACAGCGCAGATACTTGGGTCCGCAAGGAACCTGTAGAAGTCAGCCAAGAATGGCTTGACCGATACCGAGTTCCTATTTGCTCCAACCCTACGGCCTTCCTTGTTGAAGGCGATGCCAGTGCCGAAGTCTCTGTAGACGAAGGCAACGACGGTATCCCTGATTCAGGCTGGACCAAGAAAGAGATTGGCGCATGGCTTGACGAGCGAAACATTGACCTTCCCGGCTACGCAACAAAGTCCAAATTACTGGCTTTGGTTGAGGAACATCTAAATCCCTCAGCCCCTGAGCCTGTAGTAGAGGAACCTGCAACGGCAGAGGAACCCACAGAAACCCCAACAGGAGATGAAGAATAATGGCAGTAACAATTGACCCCCGACCAACCTACTTTGGCGACCGAATCGTCGTGACCGGCTCTTACACAGCGGCATCATCTGTCAGCATTGAACTTGGTTCAATTCTGACATCCATTGATGGTGTCATTCTCAACCCAGCGGCAGTGACTCCCCACAGCATTTCTATCACCGACAACAACGATGATGGAGATACGGTAGCGGGTGTTGCAGTGGCGGATGTAGCCACCTTTTCGGGCACAACCATCACCGTGCACAAAGCCGCAGGAGCGGCAGGCAACACGGCGGCTGGAACTTTTGTTGTGATTGGTCGCCGATGAGGTGGCTTAGATGGCAAAGAGCGTTACCATTCTTGGGCCATTTCCGCCGAAGGACTTTCAGGATTCAACTGCTCGTACGGCGATAGCAACGGCTATCAGCGGGGCTATAGGCTCCAACACCTGTACCACGGCTGACCCTCACATTGTTCTTGGGAACATCTTCATTATCGTGACTACCAGTTGAGGTGGTTATGATGGAAGAGTACGGCAGTCTTGGCCTTGATGACATCGCTCGTCTACAGAAGCGTGGCATTCGCCTTAACGAGTCCTACGGGGCTTCGGTGAGAACAGACGACGACAATCCACTCGGTGGCTTGACGCTCAAACAGCGCAACCGTAATAAGAATGCAGGTGATGTTCTCAACATTGGCTCCGGTACGAGGTGCAAGCATTGTGGAATGTTGTACTTCTGCTGGGTTGACAAGTGCAGGACATGCGGCAAACAAATGGATTTCAATTTAGGAGTGAAGGAACAATGAGTGCACTCAATAAGGCTTGGATTTTTTTGAAAGGGCGAGACCAAGCCAAGCAGAATAAGTTCACTCATCCTTTTGATGAATACGGATACCCTGTTTATTCAAGAGAGCAAGACCCTGAAACTTGGAAACAATACGATGAACAAGGGCGTAAAAGAAAAGAAATGGCCGCAACTCGTGCGGCTATTCCCGATGAACTTCGGGCTGGACAGTTTGACAGCCCCGGTGAACAGGAAAGGAAGGAGATGGCAATAAGGCAACTTCAAGAGGACGCGTATGAAAATAACCCCCGCACCATCCAACGCCGAGAGGAAAGGAAAAGGGAAGGAATGGCTGAAATGGACCGAGACGCAGAAAAGTTTGCCGCTCAATTTGAAGATGCTTGAGGGAGGACTATGAATGCCCGTAGTATTCAGCCCCGGCGAGCCTGAGACAAGGCCGCTTGACCCGGAGGCCATCGTCTACACAACTGGAGACAAGGTAGGGCAACTTCTTGGTATCGCCGCAGGCGAGCCTGTGCTCGGAGCGGCCAACGCCGTGTCCGACGGCTTCTTCATTTCAGGCACTGATTTCAGAGAGCATGGGTTTGAGAGTGGAGATACCATCCTCGTTCACAGCGACCTTGACCCGCTCGGCACTGAGTTTGTCATCACGGCTCCAGCGGTCGTGGATGTCAGCGGCACAAAGTATGTCAAACTCCCAACTACTGGTGTCACTCACGCCAACTACACAACGACGGCAAACACCGAAATTCAAAACAAAACAATCTTCACCAACGGCAAGCGAAGAGGTGTGACGAAGAACATCGTCAATGACCACATTAAGAGAATCCAAGACAGGATTGACAACTACACTCACAACGCATGGCGACCATATTTGGTTGCCGCTGAGTACATCAACTTTGACACCTACAAGCCCTACCGGCGACGATACTTTACCGATTATGTGGGCACGGCTCCTTTGTTGTTCCGCAATGTTCAGCAGATTCTGCGTATTGAGTTATGGCAAGGTGAAGACTACCGGGAGATTTGCGGTGCAGAGGCTCGCCTCAATTTCAGCGATGTGACAAGTCTCGCATCGGCTAAGGTGTTCTTGTCCCCCGGCAACGGCAGTGTTGCTGAACTCGCACAAGGCACTGCGAGTAATCAGTGGCGTGATGATTTTGATGCGACGACCGTCGCTCAAAACATCGCCGACCTCATCAACAAAGAAGACAGAGTGAGCAAGGCGGCTGTAGAGTTCAGCCCCACCTTTACCTTGGAAGGTGCATCATCCAATGTGGCAGTTCACAACGAGTTCTTGGCTTCGGCCAACGCAGACTACGGTACGGGTATTGTCAAAATAACTTCCATGCGACCTGTCAAGGCAGGTGAAGAGTGCAGTATCGTCACGACATCATCTGACATCGCCATAGACCATTCTTCTCGCAACACTACTACTTTTGTCAGCCTTGACAGTACGACTGTCAATGTGGCTTCTACAACAGACTTTGTGAATACAGGTGTAGCCATAGATGCAAGCGGTGATGTGTTTCGCTACACAGGAAAGACCGCTACATCATTCACAGGTTGTGTAGCCCTCGTTGGTAGTTTGGGAGCAATCACCGGAACGATAACTCAACACAAATTTTCCTTGTCTTTACAAGCAGGCTCACAGAGTACAGTCGTTGACGCCATCACTGGCGAAACCACAGTGGACAGGAGTAGCAGTGGAGACAGTGCTCGCCTGCGAGATTGGTGGCTTGACCATGAGATGGGCATCATTTACTTCAACAACTCCTACCCGTTTTTTGAGTACAACTCTGTCAAAGTGGCTTACATCTACGGTGAGCGATACCTTGAGAAAGCGATTGAAGAAGCCGCCACTAAACTTGTAGCGAGCGAACTGCTGATGTCTGACGACCGAAGTGTGCTTATACCCGAAGGGAGTCAAAACATAGACCTCGGTTCTAAGGCACAATTGTTTCGCAGAGAAGCCATGGACATCATTGCTCGCTACAAGGAAGTGGTGGTCTTCTCATGACGGCTGACTGGAAGGAGCCGCTTGATACGGTCATTGATATTCTCAAGGCTGACCACGATGCAGGCACAGGCTTGGGTTGGAACAGAGCCAACTCGGACAACATCAAGCCCGTGATTCTTGACATTGCTTCTGAGGGACCGGAACGAAGTAAGCGACTTGACCTTCAACGCCATGATTACATCTTGTGCTACGAAACCGCACTCAACGAAGAAGTCCCTGACCTCCTGTACAACTTCGTCACAACAAGAGTCAACATCACCGTTGACATGCGTACATCAAGAGGTCGCAGTCGTTTGCGAAAAATGGAAAACGAGATGCGAAGAATCATTCATGTAAACCGCAAAGGTGACGGCGCAAACTTTGACCGTATGATTCTCAAGGTCAGGACTGACCTCAGCGACCGTACAAAGAAACTATTCAGGCACACTTTCCAAGTTGAGGTTGTCATTCTTGCGGAGTTGATACCGTGAGTGGCTTTGGAGCGCACTACAAAGGCGATGTTTCCGAAGTCACCATGGGTCACGAAACGAGCCTCGTCATTGAGCATAATCAGCCGAGAACATGGACGGCCAAGACGACCGACGCTACGCGAGACTATACGACCATTGAGTTCAGAGGGACAACTTCAATCACCAATACCAGCATTTTTGAGCAAACCAAACCTATTCTCAAAGCCCCTCTCGGTATGCTCATTGGGCAGAAACTAACTTTTCACTCCATTTCCTCCGGCGACAATAACTTTTCCAATTTCTACAACAGCACACTCAAGAGCAGGGTCTACACGATTGTAGACCACACGCTTGAAAATAACAGCGACGGCGCACTATCAACGCAATTGAAAATTGTACCAGCCTTTCCGACTACGACCTCGCTTGACAGCGGTACGGGCGACTCTATTCTCATTCATGCAATCGGCATGCCGACTGTGCAGGGTGATACCAATTCCGCTATGACGAGTGCCGCAAGTTCATCAAAGGAAGTCAGCCTTGTTGACCAGTTTATCGGGCTGGCAAGTTTCATGACGCTTCCTGACACCAAGGTTGACCTGCACAGTTACCATGTCGTCGGCCTTGGTCGCCAAGTCGCTGTCCAGCAGACAGGTAAGGTGCACCATGTAGGCGGTGCGCTGGAAATGCCTATGCACAGTGCCAAGTGGTTGTATTACAGCCTCGGTAGAGAAACGGTTAGCAAAGACAATTGCGGGTCAAAGCCCTACTCGGGGCTTTCCAGTGATGCTATCATTCGCTCTGATATTGAGCCGGGGCAGGGCTACATTGATGTGACGAGTAGTCAGAGCAGTAGCGTTCGCTTTGGTTCAGGTACCGATGCCGCAGTAGGTGATTACCTACTCATAGAAGACACAACTCTGATTCCAACAACAACTTACAAAACACCAAACAAAGACACAAACAAGTACTTCCCTGCTGAATCCTCGGGGTCGGGACTTGCCAGCGATGCTGTGCATTTTGAATGGTCTGAGTCCAGTGAATGTCGCCGTATTTCTGCCATTGAATACCTCAGCGATTTGGGTTCAGGCACCCATCGTTATGTGTACAGACTCTATGTGGATGATGGTTGGCAATTCCCTCACACGACAGGCGACAGTATTGAACTTCGCAAATATGCAGACAGTGCCAGTAACAGCCCACATGCTAACACATCAAGGACCATCAACAATCATGTCAAGCGCCTCTTGTTTTCTGCCGAAACCATTCCCAGTTTTTGCATAGAACACAGCGTCAGAACAAGAGATATTGGTTCGTTCAATGCTACAGGCGAGTCTACCGTCTCGCCGGGTTCTGCTAACGATAGCAAGCAGTTGACGAGAGTGTTCAAGGGATGCAAAGTCGTTGAGTGGGAAATGTCATCTACGGTGGATGCCGAACTCAAGTATCGTTGCATTTTCAATGCACTCGCTTGCTACACTGATACTGGTCGCCTTGAGTCCAGCAACGCTGGCGACCGCTACACGGCTCATCGTATGTTTCAAAACACTGCCACTACAAAGACCGGTAGAAAGGCCAGCGGGATAGCAGAAAACTCAGAGAAGCCGTTCATGTTTTACAACGGCACCATATCGGCCTTTGACCAAAACTTGGCTTTCGTTAGTGCCTTTGAACTCAGAGGTAAAACAGGCGTAGAACTGTTTCATACCATCCAAGGCAACCCTGTCCCTGAGTCTGTCAACGCGTCCAACCTAAGCCTAAAGCAAGTTCCTTACGGTGGCACGAGAAATGCCAGCATCATCCGAGAAGGTCGTGAAGAGTTTGAAATGGAGATTGTGCTTGCATTGGAGGATGCAAATCTCTTCCATGAACTTAGGTCGCATGTAGAACGAGGCGGCACTGTCGGAGCCACTGGGGGAACCATCATGCTTCACTTCACTAAACCGATAGCCGCCAGTGGCACTGCTCCTTCTCTTCGCGTTATCATTGACGATTACTACATCACCGAACTTCCAATACCCATGCCCGACGACAAAGGTTTGCTGTTCACTACTATGAAACTCAAGCCACAGAATGTGAAAGTGATAAGTATTGACACCGATTACCATTGTTGAGGGGGGACCGGATTGCCGCTAAGAATAATCAAGTCCCTGAATCCATTCCAATCATTTGACGGTACGGTTATCGTCAATGATGAAGAAGAAGAGGGCGGACAGTACCTCTTCAATCCCGAAGCAGGGAGAGCCAGTGACAATCCATTCGCTCATCTGCAAGAGGACGAGTCTCCCGAATCGGCAGACTCAGCGACACGAGTGAGTAAGTATGTTGGAGGAGAAGACGAATAAAATTTACATCAACGGAGACCCCGTGCAAGTTTCAGCCAAACGGCTGACATTCTTTGATGTTCAGGCAATTGCACCGCTGTTTGCAAGCGGTGACATGGATTTTTCCAACTACTGGCGCTACGCATTTTACAATTGGCTTCGCTATAACCCTTCTATAGAGGTTGAATCTCTGACTCCCGAAGAAGGAAAAGCACTGGCTGACCTGCTTCCTGAGCCTTCTCAGGTCATGGAATGGTTGGTTTTTCGGGAGGCGAAGTCGGCAACATCAAGCGATACCTCCACAACCGAGGTGTCAACGACCGACTTCGCTACCAACGAGAAGGGATGGAGTACCTTTTAATGACGCACTACGGGATGAATTTACGGGAGGTTAGGGGTTTGTCAATTGATGATGCGAAACAACTTCTGTACTGGGCACAAGCCATGCAGAGTGAAGAAGAGGTGCCCAAAGACGCAGTGTATTTGGGCTATGACCATGTGCCTCCACTGGAGGGCTCGGAATGATTGACGGCGATATTGACCCCCGCTCTGTAGAAGCGATGGAGAAATTCAAGAAGTACAGCAAAGAAGCAGGTGAGAACATGAAGGCTTTGCAGACTCAAATGGACAAGTTCAGCAAGTCCATGGAGATGACCAAGGTAAACAGCACTGACCTCACTGCCTCGCTTAAGAACATGGAAAAGTCTCAGCCGTTCCAACAGATGATGGAGGGGCCAGCCCAACAAGGTCAACTCGCAGGTGGGGGCGGAGGAAGCCAGTCCAGCAATGTAACGGTTAATCTCAGGATTGATGTCAGTGGCGTCACAGACAAGACCGACAAACAAAAACTCGCTAAGGAAATCAGCACTATGGTGACCAAGGAGTTGCGAAGTAAAATGGGCGGCTCGCTTACGCAGAGTGGATTCAACAGGAGTGGTTGAGCGTGGATGAAGGGGAGAGGTTACCTGTCCGTCTCGTGCAAGAGAACGGCGATACCATTTCCCTTGATGCGACCAGCGTAGACATCGTGGTAGAGCGAGTACAGTCAAACTTCGCTATGCCTCTCATGGATGCTAAGCGTATGGGAATTGACCTCAACCAGTCATCTGTACAAATTGAAATACAAGGCGTGTTGGCTGACGATGACGGTCAAGAGGTGACAGCCCAAGCCACTGCCATACTTGATTTCTACCAGCCTCAACAAATGGTCACTTGGGGCCGACCCAGTGCAGGTGGCGGCGGTAGTATAGGTGGACCAATATCTTCCGGTTTCAACACTCAGGGCTCAACAGGTGCATTCCTTGGAGGCTCAACTGGGCTGGGCGGTACAACTGGCAACGGCGGTTCGTTTTCAGGCGGCATGGGCGGCTCGCTCGGTGGTACCGTGATAGACATTAACGACCTCGGCAATCGCATTCTACAATACTGGAATTTCAAGCACATTGATTTCCCTGTAGCATACTGGGTAGAAGAAAGCGGTGCCCTCCTCAATCCGGTTTCCAGTGGTCTACAGTTGTGGCTCAAAGCAGACGCATTGACGCATGCTTCAGGTACGGCTTTGGTTTCATGGGCAGACAGCAGTGGCAATAATAGATTGGCTTCTCAACCTGATAGTTCCAAGCAACCAACATATCGTACAGAAGGTGTCAATGGTCATCCGTATGTCCGCTTCAACGGCTCAGACGAATTTATGGAAGTTGCTTTTTCTGCTTTCCTCAACACAGAAGAGTTCACTGTGTTTACAGTTGCCAAGCACGGTGCAACCGGAGGAGACCAGCCTATTTTTAGTTCTATAGAAGGAACGACTGGAGGCGGTGATGCCGCAGGTTATGCTCTCGTCCATGATGCTTCTAACAAGGATGCCTCTGCTATTTGGAGAGAAGCAAGTACGGACGACCTCATAACGAGTGCGGCCAACTCTGTCAAAAACACAGACGCTTTCATACTCACCTACACAATGGACGATACAGATGCTAACGCTCAGGCAGACACAGCAAAACTCTTCATCAACGGTGATGAAAAGGTCAGCAAAACCAGCGGTGTGGATTATGTGCCTAACACAGCGGCTAACCTCAAAATAGGCGTAATGAACACCGATTTCTTCCAAGGTGACATCTACGAGATTCTCATTTACAACCGGGTCCTTACAACTTCCGAGCGTGAAAATGTAGAGGGCTATCTCTCTTACAAATACGGCATCAATCTACCTGCTGGTCACGAGTATGCAGGGACAGCGCAGTACAGTCACAACAGCAAGCATGTCCGCTTGGCATTTGACAGACACATGGTTGCCAGTAAGAATGAGCCGTACGGTTTCTTTAACAAGCAACGAGACACTGGTATGGTGATTGCGTCGGGAGGTGTGTCGGGCAACACGCTGACAGTTACTGGTGGACAGCCAAATCAGTGGTTTGAGCCTACAGAAAGTGAACGACTGAATCGTGTGTTCTTTTTCCGAGGCTCAAGTTTTGTTACTGATTCCGTTGGCGATATTTTCTCCGGCTCGGTCGTCAGCGTCACGGCTGATGCCTTAACCATCAACCCTCACAGTCCGGGCGTCACACTACAAGCATCTGATAAAATCTACATTGCTCCCATCAATTATTCTAACCCCGGACTGATTGGACGCACAGGCTCGCCCGTCATCATTCTGCCCATCAAGAACGCTGACACTTTTAATGAAAGCGCCACTCCTGAAAAGGCAGTAGGGCCGGAGTTTCCAACGCATCAAGACGGCTCAGCGAGGGATGGCAACACATTTACGAGAACCGACGAGTACATCACTTCGTTGGTTTCCAAAGCGTTGACTGCTTCATACATTGATTTGGGCAAAGCCGTGGACGCATCGGGTAACACCACTATGGACAAGGCGTTCTCAGTCGCCATTGCAAAGTCAGCACACGACCGCGACTGTCGTTTGACGATTACCCAGCAGTACGCGTCGTCGCTGGGAGCCTTGTCGGACACCATCAACACAACGCTCGGTGTGGGACAAATGCCTGTCACTCAGGGCTTTTCAGGCGGTCGTAGTGGAAAGCGCGTGAAGAGTGGCGGAGACAAAGCGCAGGACTTGCTCGGCATCCTTGCCAACAGCAACAACTACGCCGGTAACCCCGACCTCAACTTCGCTACGAAAATTCTTAGCATGGGCGTTGATTTCTTGGAGAATCAAATCAAGCCAGTAGACCACACGGGCGACTACATCAGGGGTATTCAAATCCCATACCTCACGCATGTGACCAAAGGTAAGAATGCCTTGGATTCACATGTAGCCCAGCGCAATTTCTTCTTAACAACCGAAGGTTCAACTGGCGGCAAACTGTCCAGTATCAATGAGATTCACGCTTCAAGGTTGTTTTCGCACAGTGCAGAGGGTCATCGTAAAAACGGCATCAGTGGATTGGTGACAGACTTGAGTGTAAGTAGAGAAGCCGAGATGAAAGCATATGAGTTCAGTTTGAGGTTTGAAGCCGCTGACATCATACTATGAGGTGAAAACATGGCGACTCCAATCAGGCTTTTGGGTGGTTTGCAGAATGAACTGCAAATGGACTTGCTTGCTCAAAGTATTGACATTACCGTTGACAGAAACGCTTCACATTTCCCAACTCCGAACAACATCCTCAAGCGGTTCGCCATTGATACGAACACGCCGCGAGTGATGCTTGAGATGAACGGCATTATCATTGGTGACGAGGGAGTTGATGTACAGCAAGGAGGCGGCACCATTGCGGACGGCTCTCTACCACTCCGTACACTCATCAATTTTGGTAGCATGTTGCCCAGCGAACCTTTTAGTTCATTTAAGCCGACAAGTTTTGCCGCACTTCACTTGACGAGTTATTCGTACGCTACTGGTAATCGCACCAAACAGTTCCCTACCTTTACAACGAATCAGCAATTCACTATTGGTTCAACAAACATCATCAGCGGAGCCAGCGCTTCGGGCCATTGGCGTATCAAAGGTTGGCCGTCTTCTACCAACCTTGCACCTAAAATCCAAACACAGTTGAAATTCACAGGTGGGCACAGCATAGGAGCGACAGGTGCCTTGACGGTCAGTACCACTCTGTCAGTAGCAGGCTCTGCTATCGCTATATCCACCAACCCGGACGAACTTGGAGCCGCCGCACTGTTAAACATAGGAGACAGAGTGGTTAAGAGCGATGGTACTTTTTTAGGAGAGGTCTCGGCATTGGCTGACACTACTGTAACATTCAAAGACGCTCTTACTGCTTCCATCACTGCCAACGATGAACTTTATGTCACTCCAAGGTGCTTCAACAACAGAAATCAGTTTGTCGGATTTGTCACAGGTTTGTACGACGACTCCAGTGTGAGTCAGGGGAGTGAGGCACAGTGGTACATTGAGTTCACAGGAAACATTGAAGCCAATGTCCAAGACGGCGATACGCTGAGTATCAACCAAAGTTACAGCGGTGTAGAAGCGGCACTACACAACGAATTTATCAAACTCGTCCCTTCATACTGGCTTGAGTCGCCGGTTCGTAATCCGAAGGGGTCACTGTGTCAGTCGGATGTCATGGTAGGAAAAGGCAACTGCGACCTCGGTATCCGTTTCCGATTCAATGCCAACAAAACTCCCTCTCTCCTTGGAGGGAGTGACAGTATATCTATCGTGCATGTAGCGGGGAGAATCTCTCGCGCAATCAACCATACCAACTTGACTGCCCCTGTTGGAGATGCCTACTACTACGACGCTGTAATTGACATTCCTATCAAGGGTATAGCGACGACTGCTGGTAAAAACCCTGCCGTTATCATGGCTGAACTCTTTGAAGACGCTTTGGAGATTTCAGGGAACATCAGCAAATCAAATGTTAGCACAACAGGCAAAACACTGGCAGATGCGTTTACAGTGTCAAGGCACCAGTCCATCGTGGTTGTAGAGCAGATTCACAGACCGAATAGGGACATTACCCATCCTCAAGTTTTGTCTACAGGGATTCGTAAAAATTTCTCTCCGCAGGTGTTTCAGGGCGGCGGTACGAAAAGCAACAGTGCAAGTAAATCAGCCGGTGATAAAGTGCAAGACTTGGTTGGGTTGGTTTCCAATTCACATAAGGATATTGACATGTTCCGAGGTATTCAAATTCCCTACGACAGTCTCATCACCAGTTCAGGTGTGACAGGGGTAGCAAGGAACTTTTTCTTGACTTTTGGTGACATACCGGCATCCGAAAAGGGTTCAACGAGCAATACTCGTTCGGCTTCGGAATTGATGAGGCAGATGATTTTGTCAAGCGATGCCGGTGGCAATACAGACGAGTCCACAAAAGAGGGCTTTTTTGACCAAGTGATTGACGCAGTTGTACCTGAGACTGTGCAGTCACTTGTCGGTTTTTTGACCAACGCCGTAGAAGACTTATTCGTCACGCTTAGTACACCAGCGCATGGCAACGACGGCGGTATCCGTATTATGCCGGAAAAACTTCATGTGCGATATGATGCTGGGAACAACTACTACGCATTCACTCTGTTGCTCGTCGCAACGGACTTTGTAATAGGTGTCTGATATGAGTCTACTGATTGAACCGGGATTTGGACTCAAGTTCAACGGTATCAGCGATAGCGTTCTCGTCCCTGTGAACAACAAGAAGATTCACGGCATTCAAGACGAAGGCAGGCAAGCGTTGCCAGCGGCACTCAATGCGTTTACACTGGAGACATGGTTCATTCCCGACTGCGGCGGTGTTGTCTTTGAGCAAGAGAATGTCATGCGCTTGACGGTTGGCAGTCCCAGTAGTCCTGCTCCTGCAACTTTTGAAGTGCGTTTGCGAAACCCCGCCAGCGGTAGAGAAGCGGTCTACTCTTTGTCCACGGCGAAGCCCGTGACCAAGGCAAACGGGCGCGTTGCTTATTGGGACGGTGTACTGTTTCCGGCAGTCAATGAAGTTCATGACGGGTACTTGGCGACCGATGCGGAAAAGGACGATGTCACTGCCTTCAACTCAGGTCACCGTGAACTACTCAATGTGACAGTCATGTTTGACCGACGCGTCATTAGTCTCTTTGTCAACGGAGATTTGGCTGTTTCTCAAACTTTGGAAGAGCCACATGAACTTGTCACTCAACAAAATCACATTTACTTGGGCGGTAGAGGTGGCGACTTCCGAGGTACACTTGAATCAGTCCATTGGTCAAGAGGAGCACTACCGTCGGGGCACCAACAGTACGCCCCTGTCAAAAGCGACAACACGCTCGGTCTTTGGCGCTTTGAAGAGCCCATTGAGCCCATCAGTCTCATCACCACTACACCTTCCATATCGGCATCAACCGGCGCCAGTTCTACCGTCAACATAGGCGCAACATCGGCACAGGCACTGGTTGACGAACTGACAGGGCAAAGTGGATTGACTTCGGTTGACTTTACGACAAGCCCATGGAGTGCTGGAGCGTACTCTGTTACGGTTTACGCTGTATCGTCTACCAGTACGGTGTCTATACCTAAAGTCCCTTACAACATTCTCGTCAACCCACAGGGCTACAGTCAGACGACCGGTAAGCCGACCAACAAAGCACCTGAGCGTATGCGATTGATGTCAATTGATGCGAGTGCAGGCACTATCGTCGTTGAGTCTATTCACCTTGATTTTGCGGCTAATGCTTCTACTGGTCGTCGTGGTGCGCTAATGGCACACGACATAGGTCGGTTTGTTATTATCACAGGCGATTGCATTGTTGACACAGGTAAAGGAAATGAGTTTCAGCCGTATGGGAGTGGTACGCAGTTTTCTCAACGACAGGGGCAGGTCTGCATTGACGAGAGCGATTATGAAAGTCACGGTGTCGTTTTCTCACAGAGTATGGCAGTTGACAGCCACGAGTACAACAAGTTCTCCGCCAGCACGACGAACATGGGTTCCGACTTGCTTGCTGGACACTGTGGTCGCCATACGCTCAATCATGTCTCCAGCCATCCGTTCATGGGCCTCCTCCCCCCTACCAGTCAACATAGCGTTGACAAAAAGTTGGACATGAGCAGTGACATCATTACGGCAGTGTTCCCTTCGCAATTTTCCGAGATTCGTTCCACCGTACCAATTAACAGCATCGTCTCCAGTTATGATATACACTCACCTATCAAAGTGCAGGGTATCACATCATCCAGTGTAGTCTCTTCTTTGGTTGAGAACGGCATGTCCGACATTGCCGATTCCAAGCGTGAGTTATTGGCCATCGGCGGAGAAGGCTTCAACCCTGTACCATTCCTCCTTAAATCAGTACCTTCTCATGAAGAGACCAGCAACACTCGTCACGCTATTCCTTCCACGGAAAGCCGCATAGCCACCCTTTCATTACCCGCACTTTCAGCATACGGCTATGCTCCGTTTGTACAACTTCATTACAACGCCCTTGATTACGAAGGTACTGAATTTTCAGTCGGTGCCACAAGTCGCCTGACTGGAAATATCAGTGGTAGTAACAAAGTGCTTACACTTCAAAGTATCAAGTCGTTCGGTCATGACGGGCAAACGATACTGGGTATGGATATACGCATTGGTAACACTTCTGCCACGACCAATAGTCAAGTGTTCGCAACCATCAACTACAGTGCCAAGACACTTACTTTTTCTGCCGCTGTTGCATCAGCGTTTGCAACCGCCGCCACGACTGGAGCCATCGTACAGAAAGTAGACTTGTCTCCTAAACTCTTGGTTGAGAAGTCATTGCCGAGCGTCAGTACAATTCTCACAGGGTCCTACTCCATTCTTGATTTAATTCACGACTCCATGGCGATTAACCCGCTTACCGTCTTTTCTCCCGGCGGTGTCATTGACTTTGAAACTCCAAGCATGCTTGGCTTATCCGATGGTGATTTGGAAGGCGATAATGCAGAGGGCTTAGTTGCAGAAAAGGTGCTGAACCTTGACCTGTGCCCTGAAAACTACTTACCACTTACTTCTACTGACCCGGCCTCTACGACTCCACAAGCCATCGCTCTTGCAACCAGCGAATTGTCCAGTCGTAAATCTGTGTTTCACAGAGTACTTGTCAGGAGTAACAAGAGTGAGGTGGCCGATGTTGAAGAGTTAGCGGGTGCTACGACTCAACTTGCTTTCAACGGTAACAGACCAAGAACTGGAGTACTCGTCAACAATGGTTCGGGCTATGCCGCCAGCACCACTGGTGCGATGACAGTGGACGGAGTGGATGCCACTACTTTCTTTGAAGCAGGAGACCGCCTCTACAAAGCAGATGGTACGAACCTCGGTGCTATCACAGCAGTCACGACGACCAGCGTCACGGTGGGAGGAGGAACTACCGCCGCTGTCGTTGACAATGACGAATTGTTTAACCAGCCACAAGTCTTTGGGCTCGGTACGACGAATCAGAGTACCTGTGTCAATGAGTACTTTGACATCATTGAGCACACTTCTGTGAGTGGCATAACATCTCTTGTCGTTCAGCCAAGCGACCGAAGCCGCTTGAACATTCTCAGCAAAATGTCTGACAGTTCGGACAGGGCCAATTTCATATCAATTGAGAGCCTTGTCGCCAAAGGTAGAGTGCTGTCGTTTACAGACGGTACCGATGGGAACTCTGTCTTAACGGCACACGGTATATCCAGCGACCTTGCCTCTTCCAGTGTTTATGTCAAGGGTTCAGCCGCACCTGACAGTCACATTGTCAAAGAAATTATGCCCGGTGCTCCTGTTGTCACAATGACACTTGGTGGCGTCGGACAAGGCGCTATCAATACCAAAGAAACCTATGACCCAAGCCCTCTCTCACGCCTTGCTTGGAACACTCGGCACGATTGTCAGACGAGAGTGGACAGTACAACAAGTACCACTGTCGTTGTTAGTCCGTTAAACAACAGAACAACTGACTTACAATCGTGGGGTACATACTGCTTCCCAAAGGTTGGCACAGTTTACCTTGAAGTCGCTGGCAACGAAGGTGAGGTTACCAAGTTCGCCAAGGCTCAATATACTACCAAGACAGGTGACACATTTACTTTCGCATCCAGTACCGGCCATGAGGGTACAGGTAAGTTCGTACTTGCTGACGGTACTGAGGCCGATTCGCTGGCGGCTTGGATTAGCGCTACTGGTATCACGGCAGGTAGCGTTTTGCATGTGGATGATAAATTCAATGAAGAAACGATGTGCAACGACGGTACGACTATCAACGACCGCTTGTTCCAAACACTGGACACGGTACAGCACGATTATCAGTTAGGGACTCAGTATGCGAGCACGCGTGCCCTTGCTGAGATTCCACTCTTTGAAGAGTTCTTCTTTGACAGACCCGAGCAAGGGATTTTCCCCGGTCCTGATAATACGATGAAAATCCACATTGACGCCACTCATACCGCTCATTCTTGGGCTCCAAGTCCTGTGGGTAGAAGAGTACCGTCGGTATCTCCACAAGACCCGGAAATTTTCGGGCCGTTTTCTTATGCTATTCAGGCAGATGCTCACCGTAGCGGCACCAAAGTCACTCAACCTTACACCACCAGCGGTCATAAAATCTATGTTGAAGACGCAAGTCTGTTCCCTATTCCATCGGCCCCTCCTGTTTCGGTTGCCGGACTTGG